ATGAATGATGCTCAACTTTTGGCTATAAAAGATGTAGGTAAAAAGTATAGTGATACCGTTCTTAAAAAAGTGGGTAAAAAAGAATATATGAGTATTTATTAGAAAGGAGACAACATGCCGTTATCCAATACAGCAACTCCGAAATACTATGGAAAATTTAGAGATGATGTTATACGAGGAGAGATTCCAGTATGTAAAGAAATATCGTTAGAAATGAATAGAATTGACGAGTTGATATCTAACCCTGGAATTTATTATGACGACTTAGCTGTTGAGGGGTGGATTTCGTATTGTGAAAACGAATTGACTTTGACCGATGGTGGTGATTTGGCGTTGTTAGATACTTTTAAACTATGGGGTGAATCGGTTTTTGGTTGGTTTTATTTTGTAGAACGTAGTGTATATGAACCATATCCGGATAAGCATGGTGGTAGATTTGTTCAAAAAACAATAAAAAAAAGATTGATAAATAAACAATATCTTATCGTTGGAAGGGGGGCTTCTAAGTCGTTATATGATTCTTGTATTCAATCGTTTTTTGAAAATGTAGATGTGTCAACAACACATCAGATAACTACGGCACCTACAATGAAACAAGCAAACGAAGTTATGTCTCCGATTATAACGGCCATAACTAGAGCTCGTGGACCATTGTTTAAGTTTTTAACTGAAGGATCCATACAAAATACTACTGGATCAAAAGCAAACAGGGCAAAATTATCTTCAACTAAAAAGGGTATAGAAAATTTTTTAACCAATTCTATCATTGAAATACGTCCAATGTCAATAATCAAACTTCAAGGTTTGCGAGCTAAAATTGCAACTGTTGATGAATGGTTATCTGGGGATGTTAGAGAAGACGTTATTGGTGCGATAGAACAAGGCGCGTCTAAAGTTGATGATTATTTAATAGTCGCTACTAGTTCTGAAGGTACTGTTAGAAATGGTAGTGGTGATACAATCAAAATGGAGTTACTTAGTATCTTAAAAGGTGAATACGTTAACCCCCATGTTTCGATATGGTGGTACAAATTAGATTCTATAGACGAAGTTGGGAATCCTGACATGTGGCTTAAGGCCAATCCAAACATTGGTAAAACAGTTACGTATGAAACTTATCAACTTGATGTTGAACGTGCTGAAAAAGCACCAGCAGCAAGAAATGATATTTTAGCAAAACGTTTTGGTATTCCAAGAGAAGGCTATACTTACTATTTTACATATGAAGATACTCTTGTACATAAAAAGGCTGATTTTTGGTCGTTACCATGTGCTCTTGGTTGTGATTTATCGCAGGGTGATGACTTTTGTTCTTTTACATTTTTGTTTCCATTGCCAAACGGCACTTTTGGTGTAAAAACTAAAAATTATATTTCGTCATTAACTTTAAATAGATTACCGGCAGCTATGCGTTTTAAGTATGATCAGTTTATGGAAGAAGGAACTTTAACCATTATTGAAGGTGCTGTTTTGGACATGATGGTTGTATATGAAGATCTTGATGATCATATAATTAAATTAAGATATGACGTTAGATGCTTGGGCTACGATCCATACAATGCTAGAGAATTTGTAGATCGTTGGGTTTCAGAAAACGGACCTTTTGGGGTTGAAAAAGTTATACAAGGTGCTAAAACAGAATCTGTGCCTCTTGGCGAATTGAAGAAATTAGCAGAAGAACGAATGCTGATTTTTGATGAATTATTAATGACGTTTGCTATGGGTAATTGTGTAACTTTAGAAGACACTAACGGTAATCGTAAACTTTATAAAAAACGACACGAGCAAAAAATAGATGCTGTAGCAGCACTAATGGATGCTTATGTTGCATATAAAGCAAACAAAGATGCTTTTTAAGCAAATAAAACAAAAGGAGGACAACCAAAAATGGCGAACACGTTTGGTAAAAGACTAAAACATGCTTGGAATGCGTTTGTTGACAAAGACCCATTCGAGACATATACAAATGGTTCTGAATATACTTCATACACTTCATCGTTAAGGCCTGATAGACCACGAATGTCTGGTGGTAATGAACGATCTATAATCGCGGCTATTTATAATAGAATTGCGATTGATGCTGCCGCCATAGAAATAAAACATGTTAAATTAGATCAAAATGATCGTTTTATAGGTGTTGTAAATTCTGGAATTAACACGTGTTTAAGTATAGAAGCGAATGTAGACCAAACAGGTCGCGCTTTTATACAAGACGCAGTAATGTCAATGCTCGATGAAGGATGTGTTGCTCTTGTTCCTATTGACACAAAAATAGACCCTACATGTTCAACGACATATAAAATTGAAACTATTAGAACTGGTAAGGTCTTACAATGGAGACCGAATACTGTTCAAGTTAGAGTGTATAACGATAGGAAAGGGATAAAAGAAGATATATATTTACCAAAAAAGGCTTTGGGTATAGTTGAAAATCCATTATATGCTGTTATGAATGAACCAAATTCAACATTGCAACGACTTATAAGTAAATTAAATTTATTAGATAGTATAGACGCACAAAGTGGATTTGCAAAATTGGATATAATTATGCAATTACCATATGTTATAAAAACTGATGCAAGAAGAAAGGAAGCAGAGGATAGAATCGCGTCGATAGAATCACAGTTGTCTGGTTCTAAATATGGCGTGGCATATACTGATGGTACAGAAAAAATAACACAATTGAATCGTCCGTTGAGTAACAATTTAATGACACAAATCGAATATTTAACGAGTATGCTTTATAGCCAGTTAGGTATTACGCAAACTGTTTTAGATGGTACAGCAGACGAACAAACAATGTTGAATTATTATAACAGAACCATCGAGCCAATATTATCGTCGTTGTCAGATGAGATGAAACGTAAATTTTTATCTAAAACAGCAAGGTCCCAACGGCAATCTATTAAATTATTTAGAGATCCGTTTCGACTTACACCTGTTAATTCGTTGGCTGAAATTTCCGATAAACTTACTAGGAACGAAATTCTATCGTCTAATGAAGTAAGACAATTAATAGGTATGAAACCATCTTCTGATCCGAAAGCTGATGAATTACGAAATAGTAATATTTCAGAAGCAAAGGATGACAACGTTAATAAAGAGGTTAACGTAGAGAAAGGAAAAACAAATGGGTAAAAAGAAATCTACATACGATTTTAGTGGTTGGGCGACAAGAAATAATCTTCGTTGTTCAGACGGTCGTGTGATTAATAAAGATGCATTTATAAATAACGATGGAGGAACTGTGCCTTTGGTTTGGGATCATCAACATACAGATCCCTTGCACGTTCTTGGTCATGCATTATTGGAAAATCGTGAAGATGGTGTATATGCATATGGATCGTTTAATGATACACCAGCTGGATTAAATGCTAAGAAATTAGTTGAACATGGAGACGTTTCAGCATTAAGCATTTATGCTAATCGTTTAAAACAGAATGGTCCAAACGTTGTTCATGGCGCGATTAGAGAATTGAGTTTAGTATTGGCTGGCGCAAATCCAGGAGCATTTATCGATTCCGTAATTAAACACGGAGAAAACGTAGAAGACGAAGCGGTAATTTACACTGGGGAACCATTGGTAATTAAAAATACAGAAGGAGAAATCAAAATGGGATCATTATCACATGCAGAAGACAATTCGGAAGCAAGTAACACAGAAACAGTAGAAGACGTATTCAAAACATTATCCGAAAAACAAAAAACATTATTATATGCGCTTGTTGGACAAGCAATTGAAGAAGCTAAAGGCGAAAGAGAAGACAAAGGAGAAGAGAACATGAAACATAACGTATTTGATGGTGACGAGTTGGACAACGGAGAAGTACTTTCACATTCTGAAATGGTTGCGGTATTTTCTGACGCTAAAAGATATGGTAGTTTAAAAGATAGTGTGTTGGCTCACGGTATTACAGATATTGATTTCCTATTTCCAGACGCAAAAAGTGTTGACGGTAATATTCCTAGTTTTATTACAAGAAATATGGACTGGGTTACAAAGGTTATGGGTGCAACAAAACATTCACCTTTTTCTAGAATTAAATCAGTGTTTGCTAATCTTACAGAATCTGATGCTAGAGCAAAGGGTTATATTACAGGAAATTTAAAAGCTGAAGAAGTATTTAGTTTATTAAAAAGAACAACGACGCCTACTACTATTTACAAGAAACAAAAACTTGATCGTGATGATGTCGTTGACATTACAGACTTTGATGTTGTGTCTTGGTTAAAATCTGAAATGCGATTAATGTTAGATGAAGAAATTGCTAGAGCAGTATTGGTTGGAGATGGTCGTTTAGCATCTTCTGACGATAAGATTAATGAATCTAATATTAGACCTATTTGTTCTGATGCAGATTTATACACTATTAAAACTGCCATTGCATACGAAGACGCCTCTACAGATGACGATCTTGCTAAAATGTTTATTAGTTCTTCTATTAAATCTCGCAAACAATATAAGGGTTCTGGTAATCCTGTAATGTTCTGTACAGAAGATGTTCTTACAGATTGTCTATTATTGAAAGACACGACAGGTCGTGTAATTTATGAGTCTGTAGACAAATTAGCAACTGCACTTAGAGTTAGCGACATTGTAACAGTCCCTGTTATGGAAAATGTAACTCGAGTGGATTCAGATAGTAAAACTAGAACGTTGTTAGGGTGTATTGTTAATCTTACCGATTACAATTTAGGTGCAGACAAGGGTGGAGCTATCAACATGTTTGACGATTTCGATATCGATTACAACCAACAAAAATATTTAATTGAAACCCGTTGTTCTGGTGCGTTAGTTAGACCTTATAGCGCTATTGCAATTGAACTTCTACCCGCTATAGCGTAGTCGTAGAAATTCAAAATGGCAAAATTTTGTGGTAAAATAGGTTATGGAGTACCTACAGAGATTAAAGTAGGTGTGTGGTCTGACACCATTGTTGAGAAATTGTATTATGGGGATATCGTAAAGAACGTTCAAAAATTTCAAACTACAGATAAGGTGAACGATGATATATCTATAGCAAATAATGTCAGCATATTATCAGATTCTTTTGCCCTTGAAAATTGTCAATATATGAAGTACGTTGAATTGTATGGGTCTTTATGGAAAGTTTCATCTGTGGAAATTAAATATCCACGAATGGAACTTACCATAGGAGGTTTATATAATGGGTAAAAGAGAAGATCTACATTCCGTATTGGTAGCTTTGTTAGGTAGTGATAATGTTTATTATCAAGCGCCACCAAGTTTAAAAATGAAATATCCAGCAATACGGTATGAACGATCTAAAATTGATAATGTTTGTGCTAATGATGGAGTTTATGTACAGTGGATAAGCTATACAATTACGGTTATAGGTTGCGATCCTGATGGCGAAATTATTTCTAATTTATCAAAAATATCTAAATGTTCACATGATAGGTTTTACGCTAGTGATAATTTAAACCATGATGTTTTTACGTTGTATTGGTAATATATTAATTATAAAAAGGAGAAAAAAATAA